TTCTGAGTATGGAGTATCTCAAGATATTGGTAGCGTTCAGGACTATTTTAATGATATAGAAAGAACAAAAATAACAGCACCTAAACCAACAAAAGGATATCTAAATCAATTATTAACAACAGCTGGCCAAACAGTTTCTAATATTGGGTTGAGTTATATGGATAATCTTGAATCAAAATTAAGAGAAGTTAGAGGAAGCGCAGTCAACAGTCTACTAACTCAATTTAGAAGAGCCACAGGTTTTAACAAAATAGAGCCAGATAATATATATTTATCAAATTTTAATGATAGAGCAAGTATGGCTAACTTTGGTAAACAATTAGCATCTGGACTATTGAATGATTTGGAAAATAGCGCCAGACAAGCTACAAATTTTTAAATAAATATAATATATGGAATTAGCAAGAGATTTTTACGTTGGGGTAGTTGAAGATAATAAAGATCCTAACAGAAAAGGTAGAATAAAAGTAAGAATACAAACACTTTATCATGGTTTATTAACAGAAGATATTCCATATGCATATCCATTGGGTAGTTTGGCTGGTAAAGAGTTTCAAGTGCCAGCAATTGGTAAATTAGTTAACATATTATTCTTTTCTGATGATTTATATTCACCATATTATATATATTCAGAAAATTATAACGTAAATTTACAAAATAAACTAACAAGTTTAAGTGATGATGAATATACAAATTTTAACGCATTAACATTTGATGATAAAACACAAATTTTTTCAGACGACACAGAGCTAACATTAGATTATTATTTTAACAAAGTTACAGTAAGTAAATCTGCTATAAATTTGGAACTTAAAGATAATAAGCAATTATTAAATTTAGGTAGTAAATCGGCCGATCAAGACGCCGTTCTAGGTACAAGATTTTTTGAATGGATGGATGATTTTATAGATGAACTATCTAAACCATTCTCACTTGTTGATAGTAACGGTATGAGTGTTATGAAGCCAAAAATACAAAGTCTATGCTCACAATACAAATCACTTAGACCTGATTTTTTATCTAAACATGTCAAAATAGTAGACAACAGAAACGTAGACACTCTTAGTCGGGAAGCATCACCATATCAACATGATGCAGATTTGACAATACCAGAAGCAGACATTTCACCTGAATTACAAAAATCTATAGATGCACAATCTTCTGCGGCTTGTGGTAAAATTTCAGATACTCTACCAACAGGTGGTATTGGATCAATACCAGACGAAAGTGACATTCCAGAACAAACAGATAAACATTCAATTTTTAAAGTTATAAGATATAAATTTTTAAAAGATAGAACTATTGGTAAATTATATGTTAATGATGTGTTTTTTTGTGACACATTGGAAGATGTTGTTAGAGATTTGAAAAAAGATAAGAAAATATTTGGACAAACTGCAATACCTTATGGTATATATCCATTAACAATTGGTCCAACAAGTCTTAGAAGGCAAGTTGCACCAACTGGAAGATTACCATTAGTTAATAATGTACCATTTTTCGCTGGAATAAGAATACATCTTGGTGGAAAACCAGAAAACACAGAAGGTTGCTTGCTAGTTGGAACATTAGATAAAAGTACAAACACACTAAAAAATAGTGGTGCGGCATCTATTAGAGTCACACAACTATGTGAAAAATACAATAATAATAATATAAAGATGACAATTGTATACACAACAGAAGATAATGCAAATCTAGATACAACAGCAGCAAAAAACAGTTACAATGGTTCAAACTACACATCAAAAAATGATGGAAATCCTACTGCTGATGGTAATTCTGATTGTACAGTTGGAACAACAGATAGTTCATGGACAACTAATTTAGAAATGTCTGATATGAAAATAAACGGAGAAGAAATTAAATTTGACGGTAAATATATTATAACACCAGAGCAATTATATAAAATTATACCAAGAGCATCGAAAAGTAATATTCAGAAATTTATTGTTCCACTAAATGTAACTATGAAAAAATTTAATATTACATCACCGTTACAAATAAGTGCATTTATATCACAAATTGCTATTGAAAGTGGATATTTGAAATATACAAAAGAATTAGGAGCCACATCATATTTTAATAAATATGAACCAACAACAAAAATAGGTAAAGGTTTAGGTAACACACAAACCGGTGATGGTGCTAAATATCGTGGTAGAGGATTAATTCAAACCACAGGTAGATCAAATTATATGGACTTATCTAAAAGTTTAGGAACAGATTTTATAAATACACCAGAACTTTTAGAAACACCTATGTGGGCATCATTATCTGCTGGCTATTGGTGGTTTAAAAATCAAAAGAAAAAGACATCAAAAATGAATGCAAATCTAGCTGGATGCATAAATAACAAAGATATAAGTGGAATCACACGTGCAGTAAATGGTGGACAAAATGCATTAACAGAAAGAGCACAAGCATATAAATCAGCATTAAATATTCTTGGTGTAGCATAACTTTCAATATGTTATTAATATAAACTTTTATTTTCATTTATAATATAAATTGAAAATAAAAGTTTTTTTATGGATTTATTTAAAAACAAAAAAATATTAATTATAGGGGATGTGATGTTAGATTCATATCTATTTGGGAATGTTGAAAGAATATCACCAGAAGCACCTGTGCCTATTGTAGATATCACAAATAAACAAAACAAACTAGGTGGTGCCGCAAATGTGGCAACAAATATAAAAAATCTTGGTGGAACACCTATATTATGTTCAATAGTCGGAAAAGACATTAAAGGTGACATTTTTATATCATTACTAAAAGAAATGGAAATATCATCTGATTATATTTATCAATCAGAAAATAGATTAACGACAGATAAAACAAGAATTATCGGAAACAATCATCAAATGCTACGCATTGATGATGAAATAAAATCAGAATTAGGTAAAGACGAAAAAAAGTTTTTGAATAGTATTGAAAATATATTAGATAATGATGATATTGATTGCGTTTTATTTCAAGATTATGATAAAGGATTATTAAATGAATATGTCATTGATATTGTAACAAGCAAAGCAAACTATTTAAACATTCCTATAATAGTAGATCCAAAGAAAAATAATTTTCATTCTTATCATAATGCTACATTATTTAAACCAAATCTAAAAGAATTTAAAGAAAGTATGAAAATTGAATCATGTGATCGTGATGAACTACTTAAAAATGGTGCAAAAATATTACATAAAAGAGGAATAGAAATAGTTTTTGTAACTCTTTCAGAAGATGGTATTTTTATTTCTTATAAGAAAGGTAGCAAAACTATCAATAAAATAGTTTCAACAACAACAAGAGATATTGTGGATGTTGCTGGTGCTGGTGACTCGGTTATTTCTGTTATTAGTATGCTTATAAATGATGTGAACATAGAAGAAATAGCAAAGATATCAAATTTAGCTGGTGGTATTGTTTGTGAAGAAATTGGAGTTATACCAATAGATAAGGATAAGTTATTAAGTGAATATTATACAAAAAAGTAAATAATATGAAGAAAGTAATGGAGTTTTTAGATAAATATCTAATTAGGAGTGTTGAAGATAAACATTATAATTTTGAGTTAAACGATAATATACACTATAAAGTTTTTGTGCATTGAGATTACTCTAGAAGTACTGAAGAAGAAGTTATAAAATATATAAATTCATATTTAGCATTATTACAAAGAAAAGAAAAATTAAATATATTAAATGAAAAAAGACAAAAAATATGATGAAGAATTTAATCCATTAGAAGATTGTATTGAAAGATTAAGTCTTTGTAGAGTAGATTATCATAAACTTTATCAAAAGAACTTTAAAGTTGCATCTATACGACTTAGGCAAGATTTAGAATATATCATACAAACAGCAAAACAAATGAAAAAAGATGCACTTGCTCATCGAAAAAAGATAGAAGAAAACAAACAATTAGAAAGAGACTATCAAGAAAAACTAAAAAATGAAGGAATCGAATAATGATAAACGATTGGTTAAAATTAAAAATAATTAGAGATACTAAGAAACTAAAAAAATTTATATATCCAGGTGTAGAATATAATAGATTCAAATCAAATCTATCTCAGGAATATAAAAATATAATATCTTTATCCAGAAACACAATAAATTTACAACATTTTAATAATATATTACCAAGTTATGATATATCAATTTCAAATTTAAATAAAATAGACTTTGATTTTTTATTAAAAATATCAAAACTTGAAAATGTTATAATAGTAGACACACCATCTTTTATG